CTGAGACTAGTATAATATCGTCAGGCCCTGGGTCTAATAAATTACAATTTGCTATGCCTGGGTCACATCATACTGTGGTTTTAGGTGCTGAAACCGTTGCATATTTACGTTCGTGTGCTCTTTCTCGTAAGATGGAAGCCCAGAACATTTTCCATGGTTTAGTTGGTATAATGGGTCAAGCTCAAGCATCGTCTTCAGCTCAAATTACATTTACTCATTTTCCAATCGAACAATTGCAATTACCACATGATGTACCTCCATTACGGTTATCTGAAGCAGATGTCAATTACAATGCAGCCACAGATTTACGTGATGGCCCTGAACCACCCTCCAAACCGGTGGCGAAGGTCCTTTGTAATGCTGTGATTCCCGGTGGAATCGCAGCAGCTGAGTCTAAAACCAATGATTCTGCTGCTGTTGCTACTCGTATACAAGCCATTTGTAAAGATACCGTCAAGTTTCCAGTGGAATATCTGGGTTACGTTGATGAGTTCATTGCTCATATATATCAGAATCGTAAACTTGCGCCAACAGACATAGAGGAAGTTAAGGCCTCATTGAAACGTGAAACGCAGCGACAAAATTACGAACGTGAGGTTATGGATACCCCTTGTTTCATGGATCATCGCAAAGTTAATATTTCCGCATTTCAAAAGAAGGAAGTATATAACGCATTAAAAGATCCTCGTAATATATCTGCTATGGGCACTGATATTTTCATAATATTCTCTAAATACACACAATCATTATCAAAGCACTTGATGAATGTCACCAAATGGTATGCATTCGGTCAACATCCAGATACTATAGCTGAAACATTACATGTCTTAGCTAAACAATCAACAGTACTGATGGAAACCGATTTTAGCCGATTTGATGGTACACACACACATGCTCTCCGTGAAATGGAACAAAAGATAATGAAAGCTGGGTTCGGTGATGAGTTCGCCTCTGAAATCCAAATGTGTTATGATGCAATTAGTGCTGCCACGGGACGTACTCGTAATGGTGTCTTCTATAATTTAGTTGGTACCCGAGCGTCTGGTAGTGCTGATACGTCTATTGGGAATACTTTATGTAATGCCTTATTCAACTACATTGATCGTCGTTGTAACGCTGAAACTCCTGAAATTGCTTATCGAAAACTCGGTATGTATGGTGGTGATGATGGACTTACTCCAGATCCCTACGATACCGTCGAATCTCGTGCTGTTCAGTTGAATCTTAAGTTAAAACGTAACGATCGTAAACCCGGAACCACTTGCTCCTTCCTTGGGCGTATTTACATCGATTTATGGTTTAGTCCAAAACACATGTGTGATCCAACACGTGTTATTAACCGATTGCATGTTACTGCTGAGTTGAAAGATCAATCACCTACCACTGTTTTAGCTAACCGTTGTGAAGGCTATCTCGTGACTGATCCGAAAACCGCTTTAATAAGTAACTGGGTATGGGCTTTTATTCGTTCGCATCCAAACATTGATGTTAAATCAGGACGTTCTCCTGATGATAGTACCTCATATTCAGTTCGTCAATATTATGACGGTGATCAAATTCGTAACTTGCACCAAGTGACGTTTGATGAATCCTTACCAATTATGGCTTCGATGCTTAATATTGGTATTGACATCTTGCGTAAATATTGTGCTTACCTCGATACTATAACCACCCTCAAACAATTTAATGAACTGAAGCCCATCGAAATGCCACACGCAGTAGACGAAACGAAGATCGTCAAGGGTTACAACACAGCTGACATATTACAAGCTGTTGATGATTCAAAACGAGCATCAACTATGTATACCCGTCCAGTTAGTCAATTTGAGCGCGATGATAAATCACTAAGTCCGAAAGCTTGTGATGAATCAAAGTTGCGCAAAGTTTATGATCATATTGGGCGAGGTAAAGTTAAACGTGTTGTTGACTTAACTGCCGGTAATGGTTATGATTCATATTTCCTGTCAAAATATTTCAAGAATGATAAGGAACCCATATTAATTCAGTCATGTGAAGCTGATCCCACAATGTATGCTCGAGCTGCTCGTAATTTAGCTGGTCACAAAATGATCAAGTTAGATTTAATGGATAGTCGTGGCATCATTATTAAAGCTGGTGATTTAGTTATGATTGATCCTTTATGGGACCACGATCGCACGAAATTGCGTTATGGTGGTGAAAATGTCATGATCAAAGTCGAAGCATGTCTTCGAGTCGGCGCTACAGTTATACTGCGTGCACCTATCCAATGGTACCCTCGTAATACATCAGATGGTCAACGTGTGAAAGGTCCAGGAGGAATTAATGACAATTGTGGCACTATTGTCTCTCGCGATAAAGAAACCGATGATGAACCCATCAAGGGTCGTGTTTCCGTCGCTGTTTATCGAATGTTCACCTTCGTCAATTCGTAAACATCACGTCTTCATCAAAGAATAGGCTGTTCTTCTCTTATCTAGCCGTTGGAAAGTGTTGCCGCTTGTGTTAATACATCACAGGTTTCAACAGCTGTGACCTTCGTTGGTCATTCTAAC